TCATCGTAAGTGCAGGTCAGACGGCATGGCGTTACTCCTTACAAGCACCGCATTTGTTAAATTGCATCTTCCAACATCCACATAAATGGCATCTTTCAACTTCTTTATCCATAATGTCCTCCTCTAGTCTTGCGCCCTTGCGATAGCATTTTTGGCATTCTGCGATAACTACTCCTGGCACTGTATCCCAGCCAAATTCAATCTCGAAGATAGTTGATTTCTTGCAAGCATTACATTTCATTACCGCAGCTTCTATCATGGCTTAGAACCCCAGCCCTTACCTTTAAAGATTGCTGGAGTAGGTGCAAACACCTTTCGCATCTCTGCACCACACAAAGTACAAGCTGGAGGCTCGTGATCGAATGCTAGGTCAAACTCCACGATAACCTCCTCGCCTGGACATTCGTAATCATATTTAGGCATGATGGCCATAATCGATTCTGTTAATTACTCCACAGCCCACGCAAGTCAGTAAACCCTCAACGTGAACCATTCTTGGATCATTACACATGTCGCAGCACTCATTTAGCGGCACTATGTCAGGCACTACAGTGCCATTCTGATTGAATCTGATGCGTAAACCATCAGGTTGGATGATTTCTAGTTCGCCCATTTATTTATCCTTATCGGGATCTGGAAAGTAAAACTTGCCATTGGCAGTTATCTTTGCCCACTTAGGTTCGCATTGATCAGCTTTAACTTTTTCAACACAAACATAACCCTTGAATGGACGTCCGGTCTTTGATGTGCCTTCCTTAAGCAACATTCTGCCATGAACGCAATCAAAGGATTCTGATACCTTCTCAGCATTTAGTGATTGTGCAACATCATCAACTGACCAGGCAATTGGTGCTGGATCTTCTAACTTTGGTGCAGTCCAGTCAGGAGTCGCAGTTGCTCTAAGTGCATCAACTACAGCTGCAGTTCTAGATCCAGGTGCGCCGTAAGTAGGCTTGTTCAAATCTCCTTCTCGTACTCGCTCCATTTCCAATTTAGATGGTCTTGCACCTTTTTTGGCGTAAGTCCAGTTAGCGAGCGCACGACCCAGCGCAGAACTTTCAGACAATTCGCAAGCAAATTTATTAAAACCTGAAGTTGTTTTCGTTTCACTCGCCCACCCAGTCGATACTGGATGTTGATCAGCCTCAGTTCTAAATAGCCGAGCCACAAATACATATTCATCGCTCGGAGCGTTAGCTGCAACAACTCGCTCTGTTTCGATTCTGCCATCTGGGCAGTCTTTCCAGAACTTGGATAATCTTTCTTCCACAGTTTCATAATCCTCCAAATTAAAAGCCATAATTTATCTCCTGTTTTCCTTGTCGGTATTCCTGTTGGGCACGAAGATCCCAAGTGCTCCCATCATGCCAAGCCTCCATGCTGTGTCTGCATTTATCGCAGTAGGCTCTTTGTAAGCCGTTTTGGCTTGTTGAGATCCAGGTCGATGGATTCTGACCTTTGATCGTATGCGCTCCATACTGCGCTTTACAATAATCACACCAAACACTGGCATTAGAATTTCTCTTGATCGTCATCTAATTGACCTCTGACAACGTCTTCGTAGAATGCCAGGTATGCAACTGCATCGACAACACTGTCGTGATGTGATGGCGTTTCAACCAGACGAGCGATCTTGACCCCTGCCATGCAAAGGACAACTTGGTGTGCAGTAATTGGGAATTCCAAGATTGCACTCCACAGCTCTGCAATTCGTTTGTGGTTGGTATAAGGAGATCCATAAACTCGACCTCGATCTTGTATGAGTAATCTTGCCTCATCAAAGATTGCTTCACGATTAGCGGACATTTCTGTTCACTACTTTCATGCCTTGTTCATAACCAGCACGCCATGCTTCATCCCATTTGCGATTCTTACGATCATCTAACCAAATCATTAAGAACATGAAACTAAAGCCACCAACAATAATGATGGTTAAAGCCATTTGATCTGAAATGTTTTCCATTTGTTTGCTCCCGATCTCCAGGCAACTTGCCTGTTGGGATTAAGTATGTGCTAGATCAGCGACAATCTCGATAGGTGTAGGGGCGTGTTAGATAACAATACTGTTATCAATGACATCAATTTGCTCATCGATGGTACGTGGCTTGTAATCTGTTTCCCTAGACATAAGACTTTCCGAGAGCTGTAAATGATCCATCTTTGTTAATCGGGATAAGCGTTGGGGTCATGTTTTTACCATCCCAGTCCAAAATTACAATGCCCATCTGCCAATTAGCGATGCCCTTTGTGTATGAGGCTTTGGCTTTGTTCATTAGGTTGCCGGCCTCTATGCCGTAAATCGTCCTGTAATGGCCTCCTAAGCCCTCTGAGAACGAAGATAGCCCTAGTTTATGGGTGTGGCCTATTAAAACGCTCTTACCGACCTTCTTGGCCAGATTAAGGGCAGTTAAGCCTGCATTGGGATTGGTGTTTCCTTCATCGCCATGACCAAGCAACCAGCCCTTTTCAAACTCGTAAAAGGTTTTGTGGAATGTAATGCCCATAGTTTCGAATTGCATAAATTTTTCGTACTGCAGCTCTGGCAAACTGATTAAGCCAGGTACTTTTAAAAGAGTGTTATATAGGCGATCAGTATGATTAGAGCGGACAATATGAGCCTCTCTAGCGTGCTCGGTAAGATCCCAGAGAATCGACTGAGTGAGTTCACGATCGCGGTGCAAAGTCTGCTCATAAGCCAAAGGTGTTTTCTCAGCCCATCGAGAAATGGTTTGAAAATCAATCTCATCGCCAACGTTAAGTACACTGTCAAACTTCTCCCGTCTTGCTAACTTGATAACATTTTTAACAGCTGCCTCGTGATGATAAGGAATCTGTAAATCTGAAATAACCAAGTATCGCTTAATCTAAATCCTCATCTTCTTCAGTCGGATCAATCGAAGGAATGATCGCTCCATCGCCGACAATCCAGTCGGGAAGGATTCTGTCTTGCATCATCCAAAGTGCAACGCCTTCGCTAAAACCAGCCTTGCGAGCTGCTTTATAGCATTCATGCAGTGATGCATAAAATACGTCTAGTTTGGTTAATGGCTCTGGCGACTTGCGCACAATTCGCTTCTTCGCAATCTTCTTGCGAGGTGCTTGCTTCTTGCGTGTGTTTGCCATGTTTTAAATTATCGCTCTAGCAGGATGTTGTAGATCTCATCGACACGCTCATTCAGCCGTTTAATTTCTGCCATTAAATGAGAGATAACATAACTTGCAAATCCACCTAATACGCCAATGGTTGCAAAATAAAGAGTAAAGAATTCCGACTGGCTCATTTCGTAGTGATGCCGTAATCGCTCTCAGATCCTGATTTTGGATCTAATGCTTTGACAATAGGTGCAATCAATGCGCCAAGCAATACTGCATACTCTGGCTTCATGTCGCCAGCAATTGCCAGAGCGACTGTGATTCCACTAGCTGCTACTGCTCGCAGGTAGGACTTGATTGCTGCTTTGTGTTTCTTTGATAGTTTCATACTTTACCTCCGAGAAGTGGGATGTCGAAAAACGAACTGTCCTGATCTCCCGCAGGGCTAAAAGAAATGTGGATATGTGCTTTGTGTGGGTTATAGCCTGTGTAAGCCCTATATTTCCAGTTTCCTTTAGCAGAACATATTTTACCATTATGGATTATGTAAGTGATGCGTTTGGTCTTATCTGCTTTTGCAAATAATCTCAGCTGCTCAAATAGATCAAGGCTAAGAGTTTTAATCTTGTTTAAATCTTTGTCCACATCGATAGCCCGAACCACACCCGTATCGCTAGGATTATGGTCGCTTGGTTTTGCAGCATGCCGAGCATCGCCAATCCAACCATCAGAAGAACGATCACGATCTGGAAAACAGTCATCGATCTGCTCTCTTAATTGAACTGCAGATTTGCTAAGCCAAGGTTTCATTATGAAAGAAGTAGTTTGGCTTCTTCTGCAGTGATACCTAACTTCGTAAGTAGTTCAGCCTTAGCCTCAGCCTTGAGAGCAGCCTCAGCCTCAGCTTGTGCTTTGTCTGCCTCAGACTTTGCTCGGTCTGCCTCTAACTGTGCAATTTCCTCATCAGTTAGTTCAATCTCAATCTGCTCTTTAGTTTCGCAGTTGATGATTAGTTTAGTTGGTTTTGTCATGTTTCTCCTTTATGAGTTTTTAATGCCGTACAGGTAAGCGGTTGAGTATTGAGCAAAGTTTTTTGCAACATTATTACTGTCAAAGGGTGTTAATTGAACAGAAGTTATTGCTGAAGTGTTAGACCAAAGTCCAGCCGTCAGATTTTGTCGGCCATCGGTAGCGTTGTTTTCATTAACACCATCAACACTAACTGATTTGAAATTTGAACCAGCATAGTTAGCAATAAAAAACTCAGAGTTTGAAAATGTGCTATTTGTTGAAACCGCAGTGTCAGTATATGACCAAATAGAAGGAGCACCCGTTGTGGAAAGCGAGCCTGAGCCGCTTCCAAATCCATAAAGAATTGTTGAACTTAGATTTGTTGTAACTCCGTTAAAACTAATAGCAACTAATCCAAAACTTACATCAGTAGCATCTGTGCGCGAGGAAACTTTTACGCACAAATCTGTATATGTAGAAGGAATTGAAGTAAAAGAAATGCTTGCAGCACCGCCTGAGCCAACTATAGCCTTATCAATAAGCGTATATGTAGTAGCCATTATTCCGCCTTAATTCCATAAAGGGTAAAAGTTGAGCCAGTAGTCATATTATCAGCCGCAACATAAATCTCTATTGCTGTTATAGCATTTGTATTACGCCATAATCCAACAGATTGGATCACTTGTTGAGCAGCGTTATTACCTCTAAGTAATGTCGTTTTAAAAGTAGTCGCATTAGAATAATTTTGTATATTAAGAATCTGTGTAGAAAATGCAGCAGATAATGGTAAACCATAAATCTCGTGGTATGTAGTGCTTGTTAATCTGTCGGATATTGCGCTACTTCCGTTACCATACATATTAGTTTGAGAATAATTTGAACCTGTATCTGAATTAAATCTAAAGCGGATTGGGTTACCTGCATTGGCTGTTCTTTGAGTATTACAAATTAAAACTAAATCTGTGTAACTTCCACTAATTGTGCTAAAAGTAACAGTAGATTGATTGCTGCCAAGTGTCGTCGTCGCTATCGGTGTATAAGTTGATGACATGTTAATCCTTTATTCCGTATAGGGCGAAAGATGAGTATTGCTTAAATGAACTAGAAGTAACTGTAATGTTTAAGTTATTAATTGCATTTGTATTAAGCCATAAACTAGAATAAAAAGAAACTTTGCCGCCACCATTTGTGTCATCACCTGATAAGGCTCTTTGAACTTTATACTTATTCGTGTTTGCATAATCCAAAATATCAACTATTGATACAAATGGATAAGTGCTACCTGTTGTATAAAATGTATTTCCTACGACGCCCGTAACATTTCCAGAATAAGCAACACTTCCATTACCTTCTATGTAATGCGAATTGTAATTGCTAGTATTAGTATCAGAATTGTAAGCAATGCAAATGCGATTACTTGCATTGGCAGTTGCCATAATCCTTAATTGTAAATGTTTGTAAGTTGAAGGAATAGAAGTAAAATCAATACTTGAACTACCACCTGAACCTACTGAAACAGTAGCAATGGACTCATAAGAACCACCAGCAACTGCTCCCGATGATGCAAGAATTCCTAAGATTGGATTAAACAAGTTTGCCGACCACTACCCAACTATTTGCTGCGATTTTGATACATGATGCAGCGCCAAACTGATTTACAACTGGCGCAGCTGATGTTGCTCCTGCGGATACGATTGTTGTTGTTCCAGATGTTGTTGCGCTAATTGTGCAAGCACCAGCACCCTTTGTGTAAACATTTAATACTGTGCCAACTGGAAATGCTACTGAAGCATCTGTTGGAATCTTAAAAGCATTTGCAGATGCGTTGTCCATTGTTATGATCTTATTTAAGCCGTCTGCTAATACAGCTGTGTATGTTGTGCCAGTCTGGGCATTTATTGCAAGACCAACAAAAGATGTGTCGATCGCTCCTGCAAGGGTTCTAATGGCTAATGCGCCATCTTTAACCAGATCTGTATTGTCTGGTGTTTCCCACCCAAAGTTGGTTGTATTTGCCATATTACGCTATTACTCCTATCGCTGTCTGCCAGGTAATTGTACCTGATAATGTGTTCCAAGCCTCTGAAGCATTGACCTCATCCCAGTCCTGGAATACTGCTGAGAATTCAATTGGGCTTAGATTGATTGTTAAAAACAATTGATTGAAAGATGTGCTCCAGTTCCACCCCTCAACATACCCCTCAAAAATGCCTCCAGTGGCAATCTGAGAAGGTAAATCTGTGATCATAATAGGCTGACCTATAAAGATTCCTAGTAGGGCATCGCGGTCAGCATCATCCAATTCTGGGTTGGTAATTGGAAATGTGATGCTATCGAAGTTTGGCTTTGGATATGCTCGAAGCGAGATATACCGATCAGCTACATCTTGAGCATCTGTCGCGTCATGGATAACTGAGTTAATCGTTTCGGCTTTGTATCCATAAGTTCCAATTGAAGTCGTATCAGATGCGGTTTTTTGAGATCCAAAGTTGTTTCCATAATTAATGGCAACTGAGTTTCGCACATCACCAATCTGAGTCTTTGTAGCCAATCCCGATCCAATAGCTGTATTGGCTGAAATTTCAATAAACCCATTTGCTGCTGCATAATTTTGACGATGTGAAGCATCTGCGTATCCAATATTGCCGTTGCTATCTTCATACAAAACACCAAAGGCTGAACTAGCAATTAATGATGCTATGTTGTAAACAGTATCTTCTAAAGATGTGCGGTTTTCCATTTCGTATTGACCAGGTTGATCAATTTCGCCTAAGCCTATATTGACTGCATCAGCCCACGTTTCTGTGGCTGAGTAAGTAGCCCACGTTTCTGCTGCTGGCACATCATTCCAGTTGCCTAATAGAAACGGGCTAAGCAGTGCATAAATCTGATCGCCATCTTGATCCTGAGATAAAATTCCAGTTGTAATAATCTTTGGCAATTTAGCAAGTGCACCTAATGCAATAATTGAATATCCAAGAACTGTTCCCACTGATCCAGTAGCACCAACTGAAACTGTTATGTCTGTGATATTGCCACCAAAGATTGATACGTAAGTGCCCGTACTGTTTTTGACTTGAAGTGCTAATCCATCGTTTACCTGAAAGTCATAAGTCTGATTGTTTAATGCAACTAAATCAACCTGGATGTATCCTGGGTTGGGCTGCTGATAAATATCTGTGCGACCACTCTCGTGGGATATGTCTGAGATTGCCACATTGGTGTAATCGACACCATCGATCGTCAGTTTCCATTCAGGAGTAAAGACAGTCATTAATTGCCTCGAACGCTAGTGCCTGCCAACGCTGGGATTGATCTGGCTGATGATTGGCTTAATACCTTTGCTACAGCTCTTGAAGCACCTTCAGCATCTACTGCCTTAACTGTAATGTTGTTTACAGTCGTGCGATTTTCTCTAGCATTAGGAGTGCTGGCAATTGTTGGAACTGTTTGACCAGTCATTGTGCCAGTAAGTGATGGGTTTGGAATGTATCCAATATCTGTGCCTGGCTTGACGATATTGATTGCTCTAATTGCCTGGTTAGCAAACTCAACCAACAAGCCGACTGCTTCTCTAATAAATGTAATAAATCCTGAAACTATGCCAGCTGTTGCTGCAACTACTTTGCCAAAGGTAGCAAAGCCTTGTTGGCTTGCATCAAGTCCGGCAACTAATCCTTCATCGCCAGTTAATCCTGCAATAAATCCATTAAGGGCAGGTAAGCCTGAAACATTAATAAAGTTAATAAACTTCTCAACTGTTGGCAATAATGCCATTCCCAAAGATTCTTTAGCCTCATCAAAACCAACCTTTAAGCGATCGATCTTGCCTTGAAAGGTTTCAGCATTAGCAGCTGCTGCGCCACCATACAATTCTGATAACTTGGTCTGAATTTCTGTAAATGAAAGAGTTGCTAATTCAGCTTTGGATAAACCTAATCCCAATCTTTGAAGTGCAGTCGTATTTCCATCTTGAGCCTTGCCAAGTGCATTGGCTACTTCTTCAAGACCTTTGCCTGATCCTTTTGAAATATCTAAAGCCAGTCCTAATAATCTTTGGGCTTCTCCAACATCTTTTGTGGATACTGCCAATCTCTGCATGGCTGGTCTAAGTTCATCATCAGCAACGCCAGTGGCTAGAGATGTCTTTAGGATCATGCTCTCAGTTGCCTTTATTTGGGCATCAGTTGCCCCTGTAGCAGCCTTTAGCGCATTGGCTAACCTTAACTGCGCTTGCTCATCTTGAATGGCTGCTTTAACGCCATCGATGGCTAATTTTGTGCCATAGGCAACAGCTGCAGCAGCAGCGACTGCAAACGCAGCAGCAGCCTTCTTTCCAAATGCACTGATTTTATCTGAGTTGGTTTCAACCGCTTTGTCAGCTTGATCTAATTTCTTTTTAAGATCATCAACATCGGCAAGGATGGATAATTTAAGGGTACGATTACCAGTTGCCATTATGCCCACTCCTTAAGAATGCGATCAAACGCAACTTCCCATTTGTTAATCAATTCAGGCTGAATTCTGCGAAGGGTCGGATAGATAAACCATCCTCGTGAACCTCTGCCTTGCCGTCCGCTATAACTAGGGAACTGTTTGAATTTATTTGAACCAAACTCATAACCACCCCATAGGGTTTGTGTAGTAGCACCACCTGAAAACTTTTGACGTGCGAAGCCGTAAGAGAACTCACCAATCTTTGACGATTTGCTGATCGATACTCCATCCGCAATTCTCTGCGCTGCCTTTGTGCCTTTTGTTCTTGAGCCAGCAGCTTGTTTAATTTCCTCTGATGCAAAATACGCCAAAGCAGCAGATTGAGTTCGTGCTTCTTCTGTTGCTTGAACATCCATAAGTTTGAACGCTTTGTAAAGATCGCGGAGGTCGGCTTTGTTATAGGCAATAGTTTCATCAGCCATTTCCTCGCTCCTTTAAAATCTCAACTGCGGTTAATAAATCTTCTGCGCTTGTCCACTCACTCATTGGTATTTGTGTGGCTATTGCCACCGCAATAAGTAATCGACTTACGCTTCCTTCTGGATGACTTTTGGGTCATCCGCATCACCGACAATTACGTCTGCGACTGTTTCCATCCAGGCATCCATTGGCTTGACTGGTTTGTCGCCAGCGATAGCACGCTTATGGGCGTGATAAGCCAAAAACATAAGATCCCACATGCCAATCTTTTCTTTGGCTTGTCCAATCGTGTGTCCTGTCTGCTTCTCCCATTTTGCCCACTCAGGAGGTTGGGCTATGTATGTGGCTTGCTCTCCTGAGTTGTATTCAATTGTGATTGGTAGTTTCATTTGTTTGCTCCCGTTTTATTCTTTAGCTGAAGGTTTCAGTAACTTCGCCACGTGCGACTGGGAATGTGAAAGATACTGTTTGAGCATCTACTCCTGAGCCACCTGCGGTTGGGTAAACTGGCAATACTGGAAACACGAATTGTGCGCCAGATGCAGCTGTAAGTGTAATGCTGATTTCTGAGTTTGGTGATGTATCACATGCTGCCCAGATTGCTTCACATACTGAAGATGCCTTACCCCAATCTGCCAACATATCCAATTGGAATGTTCCAGATGTGTTTACAACTTTGTAGGCTTCGCCATCAAGTGTTTGGTAAGTTTGACGATCAAACTCTTTGGTTAGAACTGCGTTAGTCGCTTGTGCTTCGATGTCTGTTCCACCTGTGAAAGACAAAGAAATATCGCGACCTGTGATTACTGTGGTTGCCATGATTCTCCTTTATGCGGTTTGTGTGTAGTAGGTAGAAACTCTTACATCGCTAATAAGCAAAGTAGATGCTCCAACTTGTGTAACTGTAGGTCTTTCGACCGAGCTGACGATGTATCCTGCTGGGATCACTGCCAGAACACTTAGGATGAGCTGCTCGATATTGTCCAGGCTTGCTGGATTTGAGTTGTAAGCAACTGCGACTGAAATTGTCATATTGATCTTTGTGCGAATAGCAGACTTGCTGATTGTTTCTAATTCCAAGTAAGGGCTATCTGGAACGACAACGACTGCCGGTGGTATAACGCTTTCTGGAACAAATGAATAAACATTACCTGCTACGCCAGCAAGTGCTGTGGCAAGTGGTTGTCTAACTGATGAAAGGATTGTTGAGGCTGGCATTATTGAGCCATGCTTTCAACATCTATGTATGCGCCAAGTAAACCAACGCAACGATTAAATAATGAACGACCCATTCTGAATGGTGTTGCTGTAAAATCTACGCCTTCGATCTGACCTCCTCCTGCGAGGCGAGATTGAAATACTTCTAAAGATACTGCGAAGGTTGCTGAGCGTACTGGTTGGTTGCCAACATAAGTTGCAGCAGCTGTAAGGGTTGCAGTTCCTGATGGGATGATATTTGCGCTCGCCACATTTGCGTTTGTAATGGCGCATGAGAATGTATATTGTCCAAGATTATCTGCAAGGATTGTGCGTGTTCCATTGTAAGGTGCTCCACATCCTGCGATGACTACTGATTGACCTTCTGTAAATTCGTGAATGCCTAGAGTAGTAAAAGTTGCTACATTTGATTCTAATTCAGCCTCTTGAATAGGGCTCTTGAAAGAAACCAACATTGGAAGGATCACGCCTTCTGCGGTATCAATAATTTCATTTAAATAACTGTCGGAATAAAGAGATGAAGATACGCCAAGCACTGATCGCAACTCGGTGGCTGTGATAATTGATGGCATATCTTCCTCTCTAAACTCCCATTAAAAGATGCCTGAGATCGGGAGCAACCCCAGGCACTGATTTACTTACTGACTATGCAACCATGAATCGGTATGCGCCTGCGCCTACCTTTGTTGCTAGTGCGCCGTATCCGTAGTAAGAAACCTCAATTTGACCATTTAGGGCAACGTTGGTTTGTAGACGGGTGCGGGCTGACTCGTACCATGTGTATGAATCTGGATTGATTAGGATCAATGAATCATCAGCTGTTGGTGCGCCAGTTGCCATGTTGCGAGATACTCGAAGGTTTAATCCAAGCAAGTTTCCGCCAAGTGATTGACCAGTTAGGTTTCCACCTTGATTTTGGTTGCCAATTAAGTTTTGGTAAATTGGGCGACCATTGTCAGCAAGGTTCATGATTGCACCAAATTGCTCTGGTGAAACAAGAATGTTTGTTGCTGTTCCAAGTGTGTTCTTGTAGATTGAAACAGATCCATCTGA